CTGGCCTCTTGAACCTGCCCGCCCTGGTCAATACTTGGCGGTCTGTCTCGATGTAAAAGACAGCTTTGGTATTCAACGCCCAAAGTATGAAGATCCTAGTCAGATCGAGACTCTAGATGTCTGCCGATTTCTTTTCGGAACACAGGATGGACAAATGATTCAGACTGGTGAGATGAAAATCTCTGCCCACGAGAAAAGTAAGCTGACAGGCGTACTTACTAGCTGGCTCGGCTCTGCTCCAGGTGCTGGTTTCGATACTGAGTCACTTCGCGGTAGGGGTGCGATGATCAATATCGTAAACAAGGTAAGTGGCAAGGGTCGCACCTATGCAGACATCACCTCGGTGACTCCTGTGATGGCAGGCATGGAAGCACAGGTTCCACAGCCCTCGCAGTTTAACATTCCTGGCGGTGCTTCCGCGCCTGCGCCACAGACGACCACACAGGTAACCGTTGAACAGCCACAGATGGCACAGCCTACGACAGTTGCACAGCCTGCTCCTGTTGCTCAACCTCAACCCGCTCCTGTAGCACAGCCTGCACAGGCACAAATGTTTTCCGCTCCATCGGCCCCAGCGCCGTTCTGAGGAGCGACTACCACATCCACATCATGGCGGGTGGCCGATTTTTTGTTTCATCGGTCACCCGCTTATACCCCAAACAACTACTAATTATGAAATATTTTTTTAACCCATCTATATTATTGATTATCGGACTTCTTGGAGTGGTCGCCGATATGTTTTTCCAGCTATGAACGAGCCTACTATTCCGAAAATTAAGAAGGCTGTGGCGGAGGGATTTCAGGTATCTGTTAAGGACCTTAACGGCCGCAGGCGTAAGCAACCAATCGCAGTAGCGAGGCAGACAGTTTACTACTATGTAAGAAAACTGCTTCGGATGCCATACATGGAGATGGAAGCCAAGTTGGATCGAGATCACACAAACTTCATATATGCGGTCAAAGCTATTGAGGATCGTAGGGAGTATGATGTGCAGACTCGTGAAGTGATTGAAGGATTAGAAACCGAGTACCCCTGGCTAAAAGTATGAAATATTTAAAGCGAGCCTTTCATTTTGCATGGTTTCTATGCGTAGTAATTAAGGAGGGAATCAATGGCTATTTTAAGCGCTAAACCAAAGCGGGGTAGTGGTGGCCATTGGTACACCGCTACAGGAGAACCTCGCCACACCATGCCCTTGGCAAAAGGTGACGGGGAAAGAAATACTACCTTGAGGGATGCCAAGAAGCACAAGCTCTTTCCCAGCGTCACCGGTATACTTGGATTGTTTGCCAAGCCTGGGCTTGATCGCTGGAAACAGGATCAGCTTTTACGGATAGCTTACGACAACCCTCGTAAAATGGACGAAACTTTTGAACGATTTGCAGATAGGTGCTTGATTGAGCATGAGAAGCCTGTGGAAGAGGCGGCTGACTTTGGTACGAGAATACACGATGCAATCGAGAAGTATTTTGAGGGCTTTCCTGTGGATGATGATCTGCTTGAGTATGTACAGCCTGCATTCGATTGGAAGCAGGAGAATCAATTACGATTCATTGAGCGGGAGAAGATGATGGTCAATCTTGAGCATGGATTTGCGGGAACTGTGGATATCGTAGGAAAGGGACCCGAGGGGCAGAACTTCATAGTCGATTGGAAGACAAGGAAGACGAAGAAGGGGGTCAAGGTAACAAGTTACGATTTTCAGATTCATCAGATTGCGGCCTATGGGGCTACCTACTTTGGCGAGGATCGGATGATGAGCGAGGGAATCTACGGAGCAAATTGCTACCTGTCCTCAACGGAACCAGGTCGCTTTGAAGTTATCAGCTACAGCCCCGATGAACTTCGGGACGCATGGAAAGTATTTAAGGGAGTGTGTGAGATATGGCGGAGCCTGAAGAACTACGATCCGAGGGGATAAATAACACACAGGGTCCACGGAATTGGCGGGATGAAACCTTTTTCAAAAAAAGGAAAGTAGTCAATCCAATGCTGACTTATCAGGAGGCCAACGATGGATGGTATCGGGCATTTAATAAATGCCAGTTGGCTTATGATTTGAAGGGCAGGAAGTACAGAACGGATATCCCGAGGGTACTGCCCAACCCCGATGATTTGGACATAAGGCGGAAAAAAGGAGGCAGAGAAGATGGCGAAGTTTATTAGCTTATTTGCTGGGGTTGGTGGATTTGACCTCGGTATGGAACAGGCGGGGCATGAATGCGTTGCCCAAGTGGAATGGGATAAGAATGCGGCGGGTGTATTAAAGCACAGATGGCCGAATGTTCCCCTGTTCTGCGATGTATCAAAAGTAACAGCGGATGATCTGCCCGATGCGGATTTTATAACATACGGATTTCCATGCCAGGACTTGAGCGTGGCCGGTAAAAGAGAGGGATTAGATGGAAAACGATCAGGATTATTCTATGAAGCAACTAGACTTATTCGGGAACTGCGAACCCGAGGATGCAGGCTACGCTTTGCGGTGGCAGAAAATGTCGGTGGATTGTTCTCCGCAGATGATGGTGTCGCACTTGCAAGGTGCATCCGAGAGCTACTCGACAGCGGGGCTTGTGAAACAGGATGGCGCTTGGTCGACAGCCAGTATTTCGGTGTGGCCCAAAGACGGAAGCGCGTGTTCATTGTCTCAGATTTTGGAGGCGAATCCTGCGATGAAATACTCGCTATCACCGAAAGCCTGCCAGGGTATCCTGCGCCGAGCCGAAAAGCGGGGAAAGGAACTGCCGGAGATGCTGGAGCGGGCTTTACAGCGAGTAGCTTCGGAGGGTACGAGCAAGGATGCGGAACCCTGCGAAGCCAAGGCGGAGATTTAGGCGGAGGGAGTGAGACGCTTGCGGTAAATGCCGCATTCAGCGATGGAAGCCAAACAAGCTCAAGCCTGACCACCCGATGCCATGATCAGTTCATGCCCGACAAGGGCAACTTCTGTGCGGTGATACAGGCTCAATCCACAGGAAGTGATCCTGACCTAATGGCCACGCTATGTGCGAAGGATAATGATAAGATTGGATCGAACCAATGGGTGAAGGAGGGGAAGGCGATTATTGAAGGCGTAGATTGGTACAACAATGCAGTTACGGGTGATATAAATCATACCCTTAAAATAGGTGGAGATGTACCTGGTGTAATCGAGCAAAAAGAAACCTACTGCCTTCAAGGTGGTGGAGAGACTTCGCAGAGTTCGCAAGGTAGCGGAGTAAATAAGGATGTAGCTTTTACCCTTAATGGGTTGGATAAGCATGGGGTAGCTTACGAGCAAGAAGGTATCGCATTTGAGCCTCGAAGTGCAGACGGCGAACCTAGAATAACAGGTGATATTAAAGAGGTTGTCAGCCCTACCTTAAACTGCATGGGCGGAGGGCAGCGTGAACCTTCAGTCGTCTCATGGAACGGAGACACAACCCCCAAGGCTTCCGAGGATGTATCGGTAACTCTGCGTAGCCAGCAAGGCGGGGAAGGCGTGGGGGTGGCTCATGCTTTAACCGTCCGCCGACTCACTCCAATCGAATGCGAACGACTACAGGGATTCCCCGATAATTGGACATCGGAAAAGATGGAACTGATCCTTGAGGGGAACGAGTGGAAGGCTACCGGCAAGGTGGTCAAACAGGCAGATGGTCCACGCTATAAGGCGATGGGCAATGCCGTCACCGTCAATGTGGCTGAGTGGATAGGGAAACAGATTGGGAAGGTTTTAAACAAATGAACAACTTTAAGAGCTACTTTCCGATGGGCGGTAATACCGCGTCAGGAAAACAGAGACAGGACACCTCGGCGACACTCGGTCGGGAGAGTGGCTCTTTTCTTTTTTAACATATGAAAAAAATAACAGAATATAAAATGGGATTGGGATTACCCCGTGGATCAAAGGTAATCGTAAAGGCGGGAAATAGGCAGGCAGATATCAGATTGGTCGAGCTTGAGGATGGTGGACATAATTGGCGTTTGCAGATCGATAGGGATCTCCCCGAAACAGAATATCCAACCCTCGAAAATGCAATCCTATCGGCAGAAACTTTATTTCGGGAAGTGGTATGATTGTAGCATTCGACCTCGAAACCTACTGGACGAAGAAATACTCGGTGACCACTATCGGTCTCGACCGGTATGTGAAGCACCCCGACTTCAAGGTCACCCTGGTATCCATCGTAGCAGAGGATGGATTTGAATGGGTAGGCAAGCCACAGGATATGCCGGCAGACCGCCTAAACGGTCATACCCTAATCTCCCACAATGCCGAGTTTGATTCGGTCTGTGCGAGGGCGGCCATAACCAAGGGACAGATGCCCCAGTTTATGCCTGCGGATTGGATATGTACGGCAGACATGGCATCGTATCACCAGCTACCCCGACCACTCTCCTCGGTATATAAAGAACTATTTGATGAGGAATTATCGAAGGATGCCCGTGAACAGATGGCGGGATTATCCGTTGAAGATATTCAGGCGAACTCTAATTTTATCAATTACGCTTTAGAAGATAGTCGAGCCTGTCTCCGTGTATATCGGAAACTCGATGTCGGATTTTCAAGGAAAGAAAGAACACTTTCTGCCATCACTCGCCGAATCGCAAACAGGGGATTACCGATAGATGGTCCACTGTGCCAGCAGTTCATCGAGAAGATGGAAAAGGTATTAAATGATACCCCCCGCCAAACAACTCTATGGAGACAGGCAAACCTCGCCCATACCACTTTAGAGAAATTAATCATGGGTCAGCGGATGGACCGCCGAGTGCCTACCCGACTGAAATATTGTGGCGCTCCCCATACCAAAAGATGGAGCGGTGCTGGCCTGATAAACTTCCAGGCTATTCCTAACGATAAGGTGGAAGGGATATCGGTAAGAGAGTGTCTGAAGACACCGGCTGGGCGGGTACTCGTATCGGCAGACTTGTCGCAGATTGAACCGCGCGTAATTGCGTACCTCGTAGGCGATGCAGACTTTCTCGGCCTAGTCCGTGGAGGGATTGATATATACGAAGCACATGGTCGAGCGTCCAAGCTGTACAATGAGGATGAACCAATGGCCGAGCTTGCCCCCGAGATGCGTAAGCTGTGCAAGGCTAGACTGCTCGGGCTGGGCTATGGATGTGGAGCAGGTAAGTTTTTGGAAGTAGCCAAAAGCTACGGGGTATCGATGACAGAATCAGAGGCACAAAAGCAGGTGCTTCTATACCGCGCACAGAACCCCGATGTCATGCTCTCTTGGTCCAAAATGGAAGACCAATTCCGTGAGTGGATGAAAGATACTCCCGAGTGTATTACATTTACCACATTGTATGACAGCCCAGTCAGCTACTTCAATGCCCATGAGAAGGACGGGGATCTTTACGCCTCAACCGTTCGGGGATATGAGCCGGTAAAAATCTATGGGGCTAGGCTGTTTCAAAACATGGTACAGGCAACCGCCAGGCAGATATTTGCAGACGCGCTTGTGCGCATCGAAGATGCGGGTCTGCCGATCTGCCTCCATGTCCATGACTCTGTAACCGTGGAAGTGGCAGAGAATGAAGGGCAGGCGGCACTCGATTTACTTATTCAACTACTAACGAAAGAACCCGATGTCATGCCTGGGCTTCCCTTGGCCGCAGAGGGGGAAATTAAAACACACTACTGATTATGAAGTTCTTAAAAAACTTAGATTACACAGAGGTTCAGGATAATAACTGGAAGTTTTATGCCAGTTATATTTTTAATCCTTCAAATTATGATGACCCAACTCAGGCAAGACTTTCAATAGTTTCATTTATATCGAAGCGTTACCATGTGCAATATGGTGAGCAAATTGTAGTCGATAAGAAAGTATCAGACGATTTAGCACAAACCGATTTAGAGGGTATCACATTTGAAGACTTACCAATACTTAATGAGTCCTTGGAATTTTATTTTGAAGATCCGGAATTAGGAACCTTTTTACTGAATACTGCTGAACCTAAGAGTTTTTCAAAATCCGTTGGACTTGATTACAAACAAGAACCAAGTAACGAGAAAAAGTGTGCATTTAGTTATGAAACTAAAGATGCTCCGCAAACTCTTATTGTAAGAGGTACAGGTAATGTAACTAAAGAAGCCTTATTGGATGCTGATAGTAATTTTGACTATGCTTACGATATGTTATTCCTCTGCTTCAAGGTTTTAATTTATGCCTCAATACCTAAGTTAAAGCCCAAAAGCATCAGTAAAAAAGAATTAAGGTTTGGTGGTAAACCAAAGGTAAAAGGCAGACCACATTTGCCGATTAAACGAGTGGTTTATTTACCTCGTGAGCAGATCATTGACGGGCAAGGCATGACCGAAAGAACCGGCAAAAAGTATAACTTCTATGGCCGGCGTGGATTTATGAGAACATATAGGCATGAACGATATACGAAGATGCGAGGTAAGATACAATATATGCCTCCTATTCCACCGAAGGATGAGAAACCTAAAACAACTTACAAGGTAGTATGCGCATGAAAAAACTGGTGGAATGGTTGGCGTATACGGGGTTCTTGCTCCTGGCAATAGGTGCATGGCTGTGGATAGTAACCGCATTTTTCTGTGCGATTATGGGAGGGTCGGGCATAATAGAATGAGGACATTACTTATAGGCCTATGCGGTCCAAAAGGTGTAGGGAAATCGACCTATGCACGATCCCTCGGTGGAGTGACCCTGTCATTCGCCACCCCGATCAAGGAGATGCTCAAGGTAATATTACCCCATCCGATTTGGCTCGATAAAAAGGAAGAACCGATACCAGGATTCCCCGAGCATATTACTGTGCGCAAGATGCTACAGGAATTGGGGACCACATGGGGTAGGGAAGGGCCATCAGGGTATCCAAACATATGGGTCGATGCGGCCAAGCGGATGGCCGAGCCTTACCTCGGAAAACGCCTCGTTGTATTTGATGATATCCGATTCCCCAATGAGGCATGGGCGATCAAGCGATGGGCTGACCTGTACAAGATAGGGTACAAGATAATCCACATCTCTCGGGAAGGCCATCAAATCGATCCAAATGATTCCCATATCTCCGAGCATGGTATACCTGATCATTTTATAACCGAGTGGGTGACGGTGGATAATAATGCCGAGTAGACCATCCAATTCCATCCGCAAGATGGCAACTGATGCCCGTCTACGGCAGATGCTCAGAGCATTACCCGAGGACCATAGAGGATTTACTCAGGATGAGATTGCCCGAAAGGCAGGAGTCGCAAAGCAGACGATTTCCAAGATCGAAAGAGGGGCAATGCTAAAGATTACCGAGCAGATCACCCGATTACTGGCAGACGAATAATGGCCAAGATAAGAATAACACAATTAGATGGGTCGCTTCCCAATATAGCTTTAATGAAACTATCTCATTGGCATAAGGCTCAGGGAGATGATGTCCATTTCAGTAAGTCATGGGAGCGGGAGTTATTTGAAACCGAATATGATATAGTATACGGGTCAGCAATATTTCAATGGACTAAGCCTAAGTTAGAAAGATTTATGGCTGAGTTTCCTAACGCAATTATTGGAGGTACTGGCACAAAGTCTACCATGACGATTGAGGATATTACAGGGGGGCCATACGAGTTTTTTGACTACTCTATATATCCGAAGTTTAAACAGAGTATTGGGTTTAGCCAAAGAGGTTGCCGACTAGCTTGTAAATTTTGCGTAGTACCTGGTAAAGAGGGAAAAAATAGAGATAATGGACCCATCCATCAGATTTGGAGGGGTGAACCACACCTCAAGGAAATAATATTGATGGACAACGATTTCTTCGGGCAACCCGGTTGGCAGGAAAAAGCAGAAGAAATATTAGAAGGTGGATTTAAAATCAACTTTAACCAAGGCATGAATGCTAGGTTAATACACGAAGAAGGTGCAAAGTCTTTAAAGCAAATGCAATTCTTTGAATCGAAATTTAAATACAGAAGGTTGCATACCGCATGGGACAACCCCAAAGACGAAAAAAGATTCTTTAACGGTTTAAGTATCCTCTTAGATGCAGGAATAAAACCTAGAGAAATTATGGTTTATATGCTGATAGGCTATTGGCCGGGTGAGACGATGGATGACATCCTATGGAGATTTAATAAATTAAATGATGCTGGAGTATTACCATATCCAATGGTCTACGACAGAGAGCGTCCTGAACTTAAAAAATTTCAACGCTGGGTAAATCGCAGATATTACCAGTTTGTGCCTTGGGAAAAGTATGACTCATCAATGCGATCCAAGCCGAAGAAAGAACAAATGGTCCTCGATTTCTAATGGCCACCCTAAAAGGAGATTTACGCAGGTGTCTAGAAAACCTGCCAGGCGGACTTTTGTCTCATCACGATGTGATCCTAAAATTGTCCCTCGTAGTTACAAAGTATACACAGGACGAACAGACAGCCATAAATATTATTGAGCGAATACTCTCACAAATATCCCATCGGCCAAACCAGCCGTATGAGATACGCAACGCAGTACGAGGGGCATACATAAGGCATCACAATCCAAACCTGCCTACCAATCCAATACAGATAACACCTCCCGATCCATCGCTAAAAGAAAACAACCTAGGCGAGCATGGGCTATTCGAGAAGTATGTCCTGCGCTCTGACCTCATTCCTCAGAATGCGGCTCAGGCGGTTGCCAAACTCTTCAGCCCCAACGAATCAATCTTTATACAAAAAGCAGTAGCCGAGCGTGGAGCATTAATGGCTGTATCCGATTGGATAAACCAGCCAAACCTCGATGACTATCAATTCATCACTTATAACTGCTTCCCCGCCCAGGCGACCAACCGGTCGGAGTCACAGGTGGAAGGGAGAAAGTATTTACTCCACGAGACAGACGATCCATCCCTTTCCTTCGAGCAACAGCTAGGCCTCATCAAACGCCTAGAAACCGAGGCCGAGCTCAAGATGATTGTAAACTCAGGAGGGAAGTCTCTACACGCTTGGTTCCATTGGACACCAGGTAATAAAGCATCGTTCCTCGAACTCTCTCAAAAGCTGGGCGGAGATCCACGATTCAAACTAATGAACCAGCTATGCCGGCTACCCTGGGGAACCCGCAAAAAGGAATGCGAACCATTCCCTGTCAGGCAGGAGGTAATCTTTTGGAAGGAATAAACGCATTCCTCCTTAAAAAAACCATCGCAAGACGGTTTATTAATTTAGGCGTTCCCCTCGAAGATGCCTGCCAGTTTGCCGACCGAATGACGGAAGGCACACAGGTGATAATCGTCCGCGACCCCGATACCCGTAAGCCCGACTTTATTATATTAGTAAAAAAATCAAACAACTAAAACAACTAACAACAATAACATGGCCTATAAAGAAGACTACTTAAACGAGCGAACCATACCCATTATAGACGAGATCGACCGCTACTTATCCACCCTCCCAAAGGTAGAATATCCTACCGCCTCAACCGGTGATCATCCATCCACCTATTCCGTGGCCATCGATGATCCGCTCCCCCCGCCCAAGTTCCAAACGCTCCCCCAAATGATGAGGCACAATAACGATCCCATGCCCAAGCAGGTGATCGAGAATGTCCTCCACAAAGGATCAAAAATGATTATATCAGGCTCATCCAAGGCGGGAAAAACACTATCCCTCCTCCACCTCGGCCTTGCCGCCGCCAACGGGTCCACCTGGTTAGGCCACCGCACCGCCACCTCCAAGGTAATCTACCTCGACTTCGAACTTAAAAAGCGAATAGCCTCCCGCCGGATTGCCGAGATGGTAAATGCCAACCCCCAATACGACCAAAACAGCCCAAACTTCCTATACTGCTCACTCCGTGGCCAGTCCCGTACCCTCGAAGACCTCGTCCACCACATAGAAGACCTCGAGGACTTCCAGCCCGACCTCGTAATCGTAGACCCATTCTACAAGCTCGCCACAG